ATCGGTCATCCCCAGGAATATCGCTTTCGTAATATTCTCTCACAAGCCCACAGTTCGGATCCATGTAATAGTCGATAGGTGGGTCTGTGACTTGGCATGGTGGCCTCTTGTTCTTGCAAAGATCTAACGATACGGACACTGAGTGAATGCGTCGTTCAGAGTCGGAAAGCTTGGGGTCATCCCTACGTCTGAAGACGTTTAGCTGCAGGATGGCGTATTCGTCGGCATTGAATTTGCCGTCGTCCATGCCTCTGGATGTTCCACGAGTTGACCCTTTGCCTGACTGGTGGACCAGTCCGACGGGCAGGTTCTCTGTTTCTGCCCATTCCTTCAGTCCTTTTAAGACTGTGGATACTCCTTCGTATCCTGATGCGCCAGGAAGCTGTTCAAGGAAGTCAACCATTACGAAACGTGGCTTGTGTTGCCAGTAATCTTCGCATTCTCTCATCGCATTACTCATGTCGTTAAAGGAGAGAGCGTTAGGGAAGATCTTTATTCGATCCAAGAACCCAAACTTGGCTTCTTGGATTTCATTCAAGACTATTTCGTCTTGCGTCCGAAGAGCTTCTTCCACTTCAGCAAGATTTCGTTGATATAAAAGCGCATAAAGTTTGGATACAACCAGGATCTCGGGTTCATCAGGAGTATAGATCACTCCATAGAAGTCTGGGTCTTCAAGTAGGTTGCGTGCCATTGAAGATAGAAGCACTGCGGATTTGCCGCTGTGTGCTCTGCCTGTTACGACGAGTACGTCGCTCGGCCAGACTCCTCGCATGCGACTGTCGATGTCTTGTAGTCCTAGGTGGAAGCAGTCGTGGCTTCCTTTGGCGTATTCAACCCAGCGGTCTACGGCATCGGACGTAGGCTTAAAAAATTTGTACTGCGGCTCTCCCTCGGGGAGATCAATGCCCGCAAGTCGGGCATCGATCTCCTCGGTGGTGAGGGCGACAGCTTCGTCACCCTCACTCATCAGTTGCCCTTATATGCGAACTCTTGAAGTTCTGCTCGTCGGGCAAGCCAATCCCATTCGATTGCATCATCAACAGATTCACCTGCTGCTTGATTCCAAACCTTCAACGGGACATTGCTGTCTCCGTCGTTGACCCAGATACCAACATCACGAGATGTGGCAACACCAATGTGGGAAAGTGCTTCCTTGCTGACTGAGAAGTTCGGGAAGTTCTTCCCTGTCTTCGTCTTGTCAGTAGTCCCGTCAGCGTATTCCTTAACTTCGTACACCTTTAAGGTGCCGTCGTCTAAAGACCACTGATTGGGGTGGAAAGCAAGCAAGTTGAAAGCAGCTTGACGTTCGTCAGCGCCCTTACCAGTGCAGAAGTCAGTCCGCTTATAGGTGCGACCGCTGATTGTTCCACCAGCAGGAGCAGCTTGCGCTGGTGCTGGTGCAGCCGCTACGGATGCTGCCGTAGGTCCTGACGGAGCAGGGACACTTGCAGTCGTCTGCGAGGCGGTGCCTGCTTGACTATCTGAAGACCTGGAAACGCCGCTTTTCAGGCGTCGCATCACAACCCCATCAGGAGAAAGATCCATCTCCTGACCTGATTGTTTCAGGACCTCACTCTTAACTTGCTCAAACATGGAAGACGCCTCGGCAAGAATGCCGTCATCTCCCATTGATTCAGGAACACTGCGCTCAATAGTAAGCGAGTAGTCCGCTGTTTCATATGGAGCTTCACTTACTTTCTGCGTGAAGCTAACTGTCACTTTCGCTGTGTCAGTCATAATTTACCTTTCTCCCTACCAGGGATTCTCTCCGAGGTGAGCACCTCGGCATTTGCCTGCCTGCCAGACAGGACACCATAGAGGAGAGCAATGCCAGCCCTCCCAGTTCTGAGGCCAAGTCTTAGCGTCCGACATGATTGTCGGCACCATCGACCAGCACAATTCCAGAAAAGCTTTCTTGTGCTCTTCTGTTCTTTCGATCTCAATTATTTGAAGCTTCCCATTAGCCATCACCCCGAAGTTGAAATGCGTTGCATCCAACGCCCAACTATAGGCATGAGATTGTATATCCCAACGCTTCTTCTCCCAAGCTTGATACTCCCTGCCAGGGTTCTTCCAATCCCACAACACACCAGACTTATCTACCCAGTCAACAGTGCCAGTGAGAACCAACCTAACGTTGTCTCTTCTACCGATCTCTCGTTCAAATGGAACCTCAACTCCCTCAGGATCTAACGAAGGGAACAGTTCCTCGTACCAAACCGCAAGGTTGGCTCGGACCACATCAACTATGTCTTCGTACTCCTGACGCCAGACTTCTACTTCGGATGAGTAGGTAGCAATAAATTCTTCTGCGACTTCCAGTACCTCGTCCAAACTAGGACGGGGTAAACCAGCCATGATCATTCGTCCTGCGTATTCGATGGCTCCGTGAACAGCGTTACCTCTCAGAAAATCTGTTGTTTCTTTCTGGGATACAAGACCTAAGCGTTCTTGTCGTGCCTGCTCGGGACATCGAAGGAACGTATTGATCCAACTCTGTCGTAAACGTATTTCAATCATCTATCTCCCTGTTCGGTGGGGCCGTCCCGCAGGGAGACACGGGACGACCCGACCTAGTGACTTCTCCATTTCTAACAATGTTAGAAATAGAAATTCCCCATCGCTTCAAATGGGGGGAACCCTTTTGGGGGTTCCCCCCATTTTAACATGGATACAAGTTAAGTCAAACAGCCTCTTCTCCCAAAGGAGGCTTGACCTTGTGCAAACGTTCAAATTGTGCCCGTTCAACCATGTCATGTGTTCTTTGTCTAGATAACCCAATCTCACGTCCAACTCGTGCTTGGTTACCCTCGGCATAGACAGCATCCAACAGTGCATGTCTACGCATATAACTTGTCAGCTTTAACTGTTGCCTAATCTCATAATCGATTTGGTCTAACTGTTTCAAAGCAACTAAAGGCTCGCATGTATCCCCATAGTTCTTCAATGTTTCGTGAAGTTTGGTAAGTGAGTAGGTCATTCGCAGCAATCCTTGTTTGTTTCGTTTTCTTCATACGTTTTGGCTGCTTGTTCAGCCTCGGCCAAAGTTCCAAAGAACTCTTTGTAATGACCATCTTGTATAACTACATAGCCTGATGTTCTCAAGCCTGCTCCTAAAGGAACTACGGCTCCTTTGATCTCATACTTAGAGGGACTCATTGGCTCTAGCTTCCAGTATTTGTTCTCGGGTAAACGCATCTTGAAGCGGTGCGCTTTTCTCCCTTTTTGGTCCTGATCCACGTTTCTGTTCTGCCCTGTCCTTACTGTATTGGTTCCATGCGGAACGACATCCTAAACATCTGCAACCGTTTCCGTAATGGGAAGCAGAGGGCTTCCCTTTGCAGTTGTATCCTTGCTTTCTTGTTCTATTTGTCGCCATCAGTATCCCTTAGGGGTATGACTTCGGCGTCTTCTTGGTTGTTTGCATCGTGTAAGAATGCGTGCATTTTTTCTTCGAGTCGTTCTGCTCGTTCGAGAAGTAGCACTGCAAGTTTACGGTCAGCATGGATGGCATCGTGTGTCTCATCCATTAGTTCAAGTAGTAGTTCTCCGTCGATATTTTCCACGGGGTTTCCCTTCTTTTAATAAGTGTGTGTAACTGGATTTTCTTTCGTTTGGGGTCCAAGCCTCCCATCTTTGTTTGCATTTGGCACATCGACATCCGCCTACTGCATACGTTGCGATGTAGCCGTGTTTCTTGAAGTCTGTTGAGTCCCAACGGATGTGGTTACCTTCGATGTAACTCATCTATCTCCTCCTTTAGGGCTTTTATTTCTTGTTCTAATCGGTGAACGACAACTGAATGCGTACTCGCTTCGAGTGAGTTTGCATCAGCGGTAGTTAGTTCTAAATGCCTGATGTTGCAGCATCTTTTCTCGTGGCAATCGTGGTGTACCTGTAGTCCTTCTGGAATAGGACCATTATTGTAAACCCACACCATACGATGTGTCAAGGCGTTGCGGATTGTGCCAACTCGTTCAGCAATTATCTTGCTGTTGACTGCACCGTATCCACCATTCTGTGTGAAGCCTTGCCAAAGGATACAAACTGTTCCGTCATCACGAACAATGTCACCAAACTTGACATGACCAAAAGCAGGATTCAAGTAAACCTCTACTCGTTCCTCAAAGGTAAGAGATGACAGCAACCTGATGGGAATATCAGTACGAGGTGACCCGTACTTTACAAAATGTCTCCTGTGTCCATGACAGAGAGCAATCTTTCCATCTTTAGACCCAGGTCCATCATAAGAAACAAGGGTGCGGCGCTCTCTTGGGCATTGACTGCCGTCAGGCAGAACAGCCCAACAACTCCCTCTGCCCTGTCTAGGTTTCATTAACTTGCTTTCCGTTCTTTAGGTGGTACCCATTCTTCGTAAAGAATCTTGGCTCCTTTGGAAGAGTTACAAGAGAAACAACAAGGAACGAGGTTCTCTATAAAGTCTTTGCCTCCCTTTGAAAGCGGAACCACATGGTCACCTGCTGAGGTTTTCCAGTTGTTCTTCCATTTGGTGTGCCACGCATCGCAGTAGGTACATCGCTTAGGGTCTATGCCGTTAGCTCTCCAGTAAGCGTGTAACTCTTCTAGGTTGTGACCGTCAGACTCTATAGCTCTTCTGCGTAGTGTTTTAAGGTTCTCCCTTGCTCTAACCTTTTCCCAATTTTTCTCGCGATACTGGCGACTCTGTTCCAGAACAACATCTCTGTTATCAAGGTATTTTTGCCTGTTTCGCTCTTGTATTTTCTTTTTTACCTCTGGTCTTGATGAGTACTCTTTTACCCTAGCTAATAGTTTTTCCCGATTAGCTTTATAGAATTCGGCTCTAGAAGTTTTACTACAGCTCAGATCTTCTCGGTGTTTGTTCTCTTTGTAGTATTGCCTTCGCTGAGCTAGAAACTCCGCTTTAACTTTTGGGTCTTTATTTTTTTCTTGTCGGCGAGCTACTGTTTTAGCAATAGCACATGGCTTACATATAGAACTGACGCCATACTTGCCATTGGGCTTTTTGTGATAGCTCGTGATTGGTTTAGTTTCTTCGCACTTTGAGCATGTTTTGGTTGTCACTTGTACCTCCCACAAGTCCACAAAGCCCAGGCTCCACGAGTGTTCTCATGTATGTAATGAGCCATCCATGTTGACTGAACAATCTCATAACGTTTATGCCAATGCTCCTCAAAGACATCACCCCAGTAATGCTCATTGATCTGAAACAAGCCATGATCTACCCCGTTGTAAGCACGAGGGTTATGCAATGACTCACACCACGCCACCCCGAGGGCACGAACACAATCCTCTTGGAAGTATTCGCACACAACCTCAGGGATCTCAGGGTTAGGTGGTTCATGATTTACTGAAGCGAAGTCCAGTATCGCCCAGATGGCTAGCCAAATATTCATTCGACTATCTCATCGAAGTCGATCTCAGG